ACCGGAACAATAGGTCGAACGTACCGACGGCAGTCGTGCTCTGTAGGGTGATGGGGACCAGCCACACTTGATCCTGCGTGGTCTGGTTGGTGGTGCGAAACGGTACCGGCTGGATGACCGGGCGTTCTAGGCGCAGCAACGATGTGGTCGGTGCCGAGATGCCAGTGGCGACGTACTGGCCCAGCGGTTGGCGCCTATCCTCCTGGCCGGTAGACGACACGTCCAGCGCCCCACCACGGCCGTACTGCGCGACGTGCAGGTGGCGGTCCACTATTTGGCGCAGGGGTAGGGGAAGCTCTTGCTCGTACAGCGTATCTTCGGTCGATACCAGGTAGAGGTCGTTACCTCCGGCCAGCAACCACGGCCGATTGATGTGGCGCACAAGACCGACGACTGGATTATTTCCAACTAATACGCTCGCGGACTCGTACAGCCACACCTGCCAGGTCGGGTTCTTCACCGATGGCATGAGGCAAAGCGTGATGTCTGCAAGCGTCAAGAACAGGGTGCCGTAGTAGTCGGACCAGGTCAGCTTGCCGTACTGGAGCTGGCCTGCGATGTCGATGCGTGCGCGTGGTTGCAGTCCATCCCAAGGAGTGAAGCCGAGCTGGGTAACGAAGTTGCTGTACGGATTTTGCGCCTGTTCGGGCATCGTCCACCAGGCCTCGACCGGGTCCGACAACTTCTCGACCTGCATCCCGGGGATGAGGTAGGTACCGCGACGGTCCACCATCACGATCATCTCGTTGATCTTGGTGAGGTGGTTGGGGCTGAGGCAGCCGATGCTGTATGCGAGCCTAATAATCCTGCCGCCGGAGATAGTGCCCGCCTCTACCGGAGGCTGGTACACCCAGGTCTCGTCGTCCGTAAAGATGATGAGCCGGTCCTGTTGCTGCACCGCGGCGGTAATGTCCCGCTCCGTTGGGACAACAATGAAGTTGTCCGCCTGGATGACATTGGGCCGGTCAGGATTGCTGAACAGAACGGTGCGGCCGGTGCACCAAGCGACACGGTTGTTGAAGCTGGTGGCGCAGGTTGGGGCGGAGAACTCGCTCGACCGCAGGTAGACAACGCCGTCCGCCTCAAACTCTCCCGGTGCAATCTTGAGCTGTTGCAGACAGCCGGTCTCTCCCTGTACGCGGCAACCACTGCTGGCACTGTGCGCGACATCAACATACTGAGGGATGCCCTCACGGCCTGACTGCCCTACCTCGGTTGGTACCATCGGTTGGTACACCCACACTCCGACGCCGGCCAGCGTCATGTAGACGCGGTCTCCAAGCTGGACGAAGCTGCAGGTAGTCTCTTTGCCGTACACCCAGTTCTGCCGGTCAGCATCCCAGTCGGTCTGACCAATCGGGTACAGAGTGTTCAGGTCCACCTGTTCCACGTCCGATGTACTGCGAGACAGTACGAACTCCTGCCGACAATCCACCGTGCAGTCGTAGACATTGAGGCAGTAGACCTGGGCAAGCTGGCCCGGCCCTACCGACTGACTGGTGGTGCCGACCAGGTTGGCGGTGAATAGGCGCGCGGTATGCAGCGTCAAGATCTGTTGGTGCCCGTCGTCAGTCTCAAGCCAGAAGGCGCCGAGTTGTTCCTGGTACCCGGGCGTCTCCTCGAAGTCCACGGGCTGGATGTTGGGCAGCTTGCCGGCCGACATGGTGCAGGAGTACCGACCGAGGGTGCCGAACCCTTGCCGCACCTCCAGGCGCCCACCACGGAACAGCATGTTCTGAATCCAGCTGGCCCCCGCGCTCTTGTCTACGGAGCGCAGGTCGATACCAACCTGCAGGAGTTCGATCTCCGCCTTGCTGCCAGGTGGCCTTGCCATTAGTGGCCTCCAACTTGTGCGGGTGCGGGACTCTTCAACCACCCCCAGCTTTTACCGCTGACGATGCTGTCGATGGTTTGTCTATTGATCCCGAGTCTGGCAGCCAGTGTCTTACTGGCGTTGGCCTTGCCCAGCACCATCTCCAGTACTGGGGACAGGGCCCGGATCTCATGCACGTCCATTTCTGACAGCTTGCACATCGGGTGCTTGGTTCCCCTGGTATCGGGCTGGTATCGAGTTCCGGCAAGTAGCATGTCCGCTACGTTGTCCTTCGGCGTACCAGTGCTGAGGTGCTCAGGGTTCACGCAGGCCGGGTTGTTGCACTGGTGCCGAATGACAAGCTCCTGGTCAAAGGGCCCGTTGTGGAGGAGATAGGCAATCCTGTGGGCTAGCTGCTGGCGCCCCATGCAGGTGTGAAGCTGCAGTCTTCCGTACCCCTTCATGTCCTTGGGGCCTTGCCACTCCAAGCAGCCCGTGGCTGTCGGCAGGGCGGAGGCAAGGCTGTCGGCTGCGATCTTGCGGCCCTTCTCATACGTCAGGTAATTCAGATTCACCACCCACCTCCGAAGTCGTCCATAACCCCAGCTTCCCATTGAACAAACCGGGCGGCGTCGCCATCCCGGGTCGATGTCAGGTAGGACAGGAAGTCTTTGAGCCTGCGGTCGAGTTGAACCTGGATGCCCGGGTTCATTTGGAAGTCCTTGACCGCGTACATCTGCACGGCAAACAGCGGTATTAGGTCGTGATACTCGACCATGTCGTCGATGTAGACGTTGCTGGCCGGCACTACACCGGCCACCCAGTTGACCTGGTCTTGCGGCAGGTACACGATCTGGATGGTGTCGTTGCACTGGTAGTTGAAGCGAAGCACCCGACCCTGCAGGGTCCAAGCTGGGATGGCTCCCCAGCCCAGTGCCCGCAACTGCTCGACCGACCCTACCGGCTTGATGACGTGCCGGATGGAACCGTCCCCGTTCAACACCTGGATACGGACGATCCTCATGCAGCGGGGCTGCGTGGGCGTCGTACCGAACAGGACGTTGTTCAGGTCCAGGGTGAAGCTGTTGGGGACCGTGGCCTGGTACGTCACCTGCAGCAAGTCTGGCTGGTGGCTGTAGACGAGCGTGCGGAACTGCTGGTATCCCAGCTGCAGCGCCTGCGCCATCTCTGCCTGCGGGAAGAACGTCTGGTCTTGGTCGTCAACCAGGCGCCGAAAGAACGTGGCAAGTTCGTGAACATAGAGCATGGCTTACTCCCCACCCGGATTGAACTGTGCGCCACCACCGGTGAACTGCTCGGCAGTCTCAGCCATCTGGTCGACCTGCCCCTGCATTGCCGCGTTGTCGGTGAAACCCTGGCTCGCTTCCGCGAACGGGTCCGCGGCCGATGGGGCTGCCGCCTGCGGGTTGACGGCCCTCGGAGCTGGACCGTTGATGTTCTGTAGAACGTCGCGGTAGACGGACGACACCTTGTTCTGCACCTCTGGCGGTAGGCGGTAGAAGTCGTGGCTGCGAAGGAAGCGCCGGAACACTTGCTCGATGGCCTTGAAGTTGTCGGTCGGGAACAACTCAATGTCCGCTCCCAACTGGACAACGGCGTCGAGCAACTCCTGTGCGTGTTGCTGTTCTTCCAGATCTTGGATGACGTCGTACGGCTCGGTGCGGAAGGTAATGGCCCGCTTGGCTTCCTCTGGGGTAATCAACCCTGCACCCAGTAGGTCCAGCGCCTTGGCCTCTCGGTCTCCTGCCTCGCTGCGGAACAGGCTGCCCGCCTCCAGGAATACCTCCGGGTCGTCCTCCACCGTGGTGGACTCGACCGACGAGAATACAAGGCGACCGCTGCGGTCGAGCATCCGGGTGTACTTGGCCTCGGTGTAGTAGGCTTTGGCCAGCAACAACATGCACGTGGCCGCTTCCTGCACCGCCTCCTCAATCGACTCCTGCGTCATGCTGAGCTGGCTCATGTCGTTCTCGGCCAAGGCGTTGATCGCCTTACCGGACGTGAGTCCAACAGCGCGCTTGCCAAGGGAGACGGCGTGAATACTGGCGACGTCCTGCATCTCCGACTGCAGAAGGGCCGGCTGCATGGTCAGATACTGCGGCAGCGCCGCGGACTGCCACGGGCTTGGCGCCCCCTTCTCAGGATTGTAGTAGACCTTCTCACCCTCCGCTGAACTGAACGCCTTGCCAGGTTCCTTGAGACACCCGTCAGGCACCAAGATCTTGGGGTTGGTCATCATCTTGGCGTTCAGGATGATCTGCGTCCTGAAGTCGTTGTACATGGTCTGAAGGTCGATCAACGGCTCAACTAGACCGGAGCCCCACAAGTAGCCAGGGATGGGCGTGTACTTGATGAGCTGGATGGGGATGCGTGCGGCGGGGAACCGACCCTTGTACAGAAAGGTTCCACCCATCATGAAGGCGTGGCGACCGTCACGCCAGTAGACCTCGCGGTACTCGACGCGGTTCTGTGGCAGCATGCGAGGACCAACGCGCTTGTTCGAGTCCATCGCGGGCGGAGAGGCGAACTCCTTGATGGCCTCAGCCTGCTCTGGGAACGTACGCGTCAACTCCGCGCGGGTACTGTAACGACGAATCGCGACCCACTCGGAGTCGAGCTCGTTGGACAGGTAGGGCTCGAACAGAAGATCGTGCGGCAACACGCTCTCCAGTACAATCGACTGGGTGGCAGAGTCGTACCGCTCGTGCAGGCCTACCGAACCACAAGCCACCAGAATCTGGTTGGCCTGGTTCAGCACGTTCTTGACCTTCGCCTGCTTCCAAATGTACTGCAGCAACATGGTACTGGCACGTGCCTTGGCGACGTCGTCCGGCGTGTCGCTGGCCGGCATGACTGCAATGCTGGGGTAGGCCACGGTCAGGCGAGCCGCGATGTTCTTGTAGAGGGGGAGGACCTGATTGACAACGAAGGTACGCCGACGTCGGGCGCCGGTGTTGTAGTTGCTGCTCTCGCCACCTACGCCACTGCCGAGCGGGGATTGCTGCCCGCGGGTGTAGGACAGGCAGGTATCCCAGACTTGGTGCAGCGGTTGCTTGAGGGACAAGCTCTCGTCCATCTGACTGGAGATGTCGGGGTAGTCCTGCTCCTCAGCGAGCATGGGATCTACCGGCAGTAGGTCTTCCTGTTCGTTGTCCATCACACCCTCGTTGTTTATTACGACAAAATAATCTGGCGGCTCACTAGGCCGATGGCGTCATGAACATCTTGAGGATGGACGGCGCGAGCTGAACGCCA